GAGATGATGATGTTGTAGAAAATTGACTTGTAATGGTTGTGCTTTGCACTTGTACAGGTACTTGTCCACTACCACTTATAGTAACAGCCATGATTACACTCCAGCTTTAAGGCTACGCAAATCTTCTAAAGTTGTTGCAGAGAAGCTAGTAATATCACGCAAACGCTGTTTTTCAGCAACGATAGCAGTAGTATCAGCACCTGATTCCTGTGCTCTTTGGAAGGCTACATCTTGTGTAGCTAACAAAGGCTCACGCTCTGCTCTTAGACGCTTCTTGGTCAGTTCTGTAGCTTTAGCTAGGCTAACTTCTACCTTGCCATCTACTAGTTCCCACGCATCGAAGAATGAAGCACCAACGCCTTGTGGAAGGGTGTTATCTTCTACGATTAATGCACCTTTAGGGCAGTCTTTAGCTAATACTGCTTCAATGCTAATTTCCCCTGTTGGTACAGTAACGCTTACGCCACCGTTGTCATTTGTGTGAATTATGATTTGTGTCATTTTGTTTCCTTTAAATTAATCAAATACTGATACATTTACATAAGCTGGGTCAGCATAAGTTGAACTAAAATTTACCGCCGAAATAAGAAAACTTGCCGTAGTAGGGGCTGTTGCAGTATATGAACCGTTTGTAAACATAAAAGCGGCGGCAGCACCAGTTCCAGCAGTTGTACTTACAGCAGTAGTAGCACAATAATTGGCATTAGCCATTGCAGTAGTAAAAGCTACTGTGTAATAACCAGTAGAATTTCTTGTTACAGAACTAATATTGTAAGAGCCAGCTATAGCTGCTGTTGAACCAGTAAATCTTACCCAAGCCTTTGCAGAACCTTGAATACAGTTAGTAGAAGAAGTGCTATTAGTGCCGTCTGATAGCGTTGATATTGTTAGTGTGCCAGCCATGATTTATCCTTATGAACCAAATACTGCACAACCAAAAACTGGATTGTAACTTGAGTTCACATTTACTGAGCCTTGTGAACGAATTTGCAATGAACCTGAAGCAATAGTTGCAAACTGTATTTTTGTTTCTACATCAATATTATTACAAGAAACTACTGGGGCATAATTTACATTTCCCATAGCCGTTGTAAAATTTATTGTAAAATTTCCAGCAGCAGTATAAGTTACTGAACTAACATTAAAAGAGCCATTAATTACTTGCGTTGTAGCATTATATTGAACCCATGCTTTAGCAATACCAGTCATGCCATTTTGCGTGGCAAGAACTCCAGTAGCAGCGTTTATAGTAGAAACGCTATTAATTGTAGTGACGGTTAATGTACCAGCCATAATTTATCCTTAGTTTTCAGTATTTTAGTCTAAACAATGACCCATGTCGAATCTGTCGGCACAGTCACGGTTACACCTGTATTGACGGTAATAGGGCCAGCACTCATCGCGTTCTTACCGCTTGTAATCGTATAGCTTGAAGTAACTGTTTGATCATTCTCGACAAATACTTGGTTACCGCCTGATCCTGTAGCACCACCACCAATAGCAAGCCAAAGGTTAGCATAATAAGTTCCGACAACCGTAGCGTTAGTAGCAGGCGTAGATGCCATTACATAGGTAAAGGTACTAGCACCAGTTACGGTAATGGAATAAGTGCCGTTATATTGCGCTGGGGATGCCCCAACAACGGTTATGTAGTCGTTTGTAGACAATCCATGAGGAGAATTAGTCGTTAAAGTCGCTGTTGAACTGACAAAGGTAATCGAGGTAATGCCTTGACCTGTAACGATCTTATTGCCTTCGTACTGGTTTGTATCGCTATTAAAGCGAATCATTCCAACGGTAGGGCTAGTAGGTCTTTGGGCAGTCGATCCTACTGGTATCTTGATGTCATCGGTGCTTAAAAAGTTAGCGGTACTGTTAAATGTCGATACCCCTGTTACCGTTAAAGTCGTAAAGGTAGGGTTAATAAACTGACCATAAGTTACCGCATCAGTAGGATTTGTACCGTTAGCAAGAGCCGTAACCTTGTTATTACCCATGACCAAATTGCCCGACATCGTGGTCTGACCATCTGACGCTACTGAACCAGTTAAGGCAGTAGAAATGTCATTTAGGGTGGTATTAGCCCAAGTTGTACTAATAACCGTTGCTGGTACTACTGGATTGCCAGCAGGTAGGGAGTATGTTCCCGATCCATTTCTACTCATTTTCGTTCCTTTTTAACCTTTTTAGGTGTTCCAGCCCGCATCATAGCGGCAAGCTTTTCTACATCAGATTTTCTCATTTTTGTTGCTGCAATCCTAGACCCCATTGCACCAGCAGTTAAAGCAAGACCTAAAGGTGCGCTTGCGGCAGTAGCCATTAATGGAGCAATAACTGAAACTGGGCCAGTTGGGGCAAATTTACCAAAATAACGCAATAAGTTTTGTGTATTACCACCTTTAGCCGCTTGTTTAATAGCTTCTTGTTCGGTGGGCGTAAACAACTTCATCTTTTTGTCGTTTTTAGCCAATGTGCGTAATTGTGCAGTTAATGAATTTTCTGTACCTGACATACTAAATTTGGTTTTATCCAATTCTGCTCGTTCAAGCATATCGGTAAAAACTTCAGATTTACGCATACGACTGTAAGCATCTCTAGCTTTTTCCCAAGTTTTAATAGCTTCAGGGCTACCAGTTGCAATAACTTCTTTTGGAGCATTAAGAATATATTGATCAAATCTATCCTTTAATGCCATTGCAATCATTTTTTCTTTAGGATTTTGGCTACCTGCTGCATTAGTAATAAACTCACGCAAAGCTTGTAATTCCAGCATATCTTTAGGTGCTTTGGTGTTTTTGAGTTCATCTAAAGCAACTTTGACATCAGGATGAAGTTTTGGATGGTAACCAAGTTCACGCAAATCTTTGCCAACTTGTGCCATTTCTGCGCCAAATGCTTCAGGTTTAAAAGAAATATTACCTTTTTTAGTTTTACCGTATAAATCAGACGCTTCTAAAGCTAAAGCTTCAGCAGTAGGAGCAGAACCAATAATGCCTTTTGGAGCAAATTGAGCAGAACGCAAAGATTCAGCCATTTTGTTAGCTACTGGTAATACAGTTTCACCTACAGCACGACCAGCTTCTTTTACAAAAGGTTTCATTACTTGTGCTGCTTGTGAAAAAGAAGGAATTTCACCAATACCAATTTTTCCAAGATAAGGCGGTAATTTAGCTACATCTACAGCTTCAGCAACATTTTGAATTATGTTGTTAGCTGTTTGTGATCTTGGGCGGTATGTCAATGCGTTAGCCAATTGACCGCCAACATTTTCACCTTGTTTCATGCCTTGTTGTGTGCCAAATTCAGGACTTAAAACATTAGAAACAATCCCATAAGCTGCCCCAATAGGCTGAGCAAGAGCAGCACTGCCAATCGCTAAAGGAACTTCACCTAAAGCTTGAACCTTGTCACTCATTGATGTTTTAGGTTCAGGTTGATTTATTTGCGGTCTTACATATTGACCAGCGACAGAAGGAACATCGCCAGTTACATAAGTAGATTGATTAGATGGAACTACAGCCGTTGGTGGCACTTTATTAGGCGCAGGAAGCTTTTTTAAAGCCGATTCCATAGCTTCCTTTGACATTCCGTCAGGAAACTCTACAGGGCCTACTCCGACAATATCAACGGTTATTGGCATTACTGTACCCAGCTATTAGTTTGTGGATTCCAACGCAATGCAGGTTGATTTACAGGACTACGATAGTTTTGATTAACTCCAGCTTTGTTTTTAGCAAGTTCCATGCCTTTTTGAGCATTTTCTTGAAATTCACGGGCATATTTAATAAATTCTGTTTCTGTTTGAGCATTATTAAGTTTAAGCAACGCTTGAGTAGCTTTTGTACCTTCAACTTCAGTAATAGCACCAGCCCCACGAATACGAGCAAAGGCTTCCAAAAAAGCTTGTCCTTTAAGTGATTCATATAAAGTCCTAAAACTAGCTGTGTCAGTACCATGAATATTGCTTAAATATGGAACTCCAAGGCCAACATATTGACCAAATCCAGCATGGGGTTCAACACCTTCTACCCATTTTTTAGAAGTAGGATCATATTTTTTGTAAACAACATCGCCTTTGTCATCAATACGAGCATCGCCAATCATTTGTTGAACTGTAATAATTGCTTGTTCTGCTTGATTAATGTCAGTAGGAAGTTGTTTTAAAGACTTTTGACGATCTTTTTCTTGTTCTGTATAAATAGCTTGATTTGCTTCACCTGCTTGTTTTGGTGACATTGCAGGGCGGTTCATAGCACTTACAGGAACAGCGTTACCAGTAGCAGGATTTACTTGATTGACAGCTTGATAAGACATTGGCGCAACTGCGGGTCTATTGGCTACTGCCTGACCTTGCGGTGACATATTTTGTACTGGTGCATTTTGCATAGAAGAAGATTGCATTTGTCTAACAGGGGCAACTTGCATAGGAACACCGCTAGGTGGTGACATACCTGTGTCATATTGAAATCTTGCACCTTCTATTGGTGTGTACGCAGGTTTAGTTCCACCTTCAACAAATGAACCTTTGACATCAGGTGAATTGTAATCAACCCATCCATGTTTAACGCTACCATCAGGTTGTGGCATTTCTGCTTTTTCCCATTTAGGGCCTTCGGTAAGCTTTTTCATGCCATGCGCTCTTAAAGCTGCTCCATAAGCATTGGCGGCATACATATTAGCATCAGCAGGATTGCCTGCAACAGCAGGAATGGCTGGTTTAGCTTCCATGTAAGCCAATGGCATTTTATTTTGTTTATCGTATGGCCCAGCCAATTCTGTATATTTTTCAGGAGTAGCTGGTTGTGCAGGAATACCATTTTTTATTTTTTGATAATTTTGTAATTCATTAAATTCTTGTTGGCGTATTTTTTGAGCAAGATTAATTTGCGCTTTGTCGGCAGCTTCATTAGTTTTCATTCCAGCGTATTGATTAGCCAAATTAGCCATAAATTGCAAAGGACTAGCTTTTACATATTGTCCTGATACAACTTGACCTTGTGGTTGTTGTGCGCCTTGAGCAAATAGCATTTCTGCCAACTTTTGTTGGCGAGCAATTCCTGATTGCGCTGCTATATCTTCGGGGTTTAAATAATCTGCCATGTCTTTTCCTTATGCGGCTGCGGCCGCTGGTGCAACTTCTGCGGCAACTTCACCTGCACCAGCAAGTGCGCCACCACCGCTAAATAATCCACCAAACCAATCGCCAAGTCCGCCCAACCAATCAGCCATTCCACCAGTACCGCCAGTTAAGGAAGAAAGGTCTAAACCGCTAGTGTCGTAACCGCCTAATGCACTGTTATCAATACCGCTACTTCCACTTAACCAGCTATCAATTCCACCGTATTGACCATTAGGATAGTAGCCACCGTTACCAGCGTAACCGCTACCTGTAGAAAGCCAATCTTCACCAGTTGCAGGGTTTTCGCCTGTAGTATTTGTAGGAATTGAAGAATTTTGTCTATTTTGTCTAAGGGCTTGAGCAAGCATATTATTGCTTTGCTGACTAGGTTGTGTTTGTGGATTCATTTGCGATGTACGCAATAACAAAGCTTGATGCAAAGCATCTTGGCTACGGGTATCTTGCATTCCGCTACCCATGCCTGATACATCGGTCATGTAAGGATATTGTTGATTAACCATTAAGCAAACCATCCACCAATAGTGCTACCTATTCCATTAGCACCAGTAAAAGTCCCAGTTGGGGACATTAATCCAGCACCACCAAGACCAAACAAACCGCTAGTAATGTTTTGGTTTCTAGCTTGTCCTGCATTGTATTGACCCATTTGTGCGTTATATCCACCAATGCCTGCGCTTAAAGCGTCTGCACCAGCAGTTGTTTGCTGTGCGGCTGGATTAATATAACTAGGAGTTCCTAATGCTTTTAATTGACTGCCAACAGTTAATGGAAGTTGATAATTACCAAGATTTTGACCATACTGCTGCTGATTGGCTCTTAAACCCGTATCCATGCCACCAACAATTGCGCTTGTGCGTTGATCGTTTTGTGTTGCATCAAATGTTCGTTTAGCGTTGGTATAAGCTTCTGAACCTACAGGTATACCCTGATTAGCCATCTGTGCATCAAACTGCTTTTGTTGTGCTTCTTGTTGTGGCTGCAACCTACGCATGATTGCGTCAGAATATGTTTCATTTGGATTGATGCCATAAGAAGGTAAATTACCACCTGTAAATGGAGTTCCGTATTGGTTAGCTATCTGCCCTATGTTGGCATTGATCGCACTTCCAAGAGGCTCTGTAGGCGTTTGGGTGGCACTCCACATCGGGTTGCCATTTGAATCCGTACCAGTTTCAGAATAGTTCAATGAACCATAGGGAGTGTATTGGTTTACACGATTAGCCGCAGTAGCGACTTGAGCCGCTTTTAGGTTATTAGCCGCAGTTGTATTGGCTAACGATTGATAATCAGGAACTGCTGGTGCGCTGCTACCGCCACCAAATATTGAATCAACTATCCCGCCCATTGCTTTCTCCTTGTTGTAACCATTTGCATTGATTACGCTTCATTGCGACTACTATAAGATCACCATTAGGGTGACCATACGGTATGTCAGCTACCTGCTCAAAGCCAAGTTTTCGGCACAAATTCAAGGACTTAACATTGTCCTTAGACATTGGTGCAATTATAACTTTAACTTTAAGTTTGTTAAAGGGGTAATCAAATATAGCAAATAATAAGTCTTTATTTAACCAATACACATCCGTGGAAGCAACATGGATTTGACAAGAATTTGGTAAAAAGCTGTTATACCCAACAACGGCTACTAATTGCCCGTCTTTTTCTTGTCCAATACACGCTGTATTCTGCGGATATTCAAACTGCCCTGCTTCTGAAAGCCATTCTCTTAAATAAGATTGATTCTCAGTTGTAACGCAACGCATTACAGTACACCACCTGTTTCAAACACAATATCAGTAGATGCCCAATGTAAATCCACGCCTTGTGAGGCAATAGACATAGAAACACCGCCTGAATAGCCTATGCCAGTAACGCCCTGCCATTGTTTTTGCACATTACTACCACCGCCCCACAGGTTATAGTCCCAAATTCCTGCATCCCAACGACCTACAGGTACGCTTGCAGGGTTAAAGCTTGCTGATCCCGTTGGGGGTACAGGGTTAAAGTCGGTACTAATCCCTACCAAGACTGCTGGAAGTGAATTATCGGTAATAAAGATTGGTCTTGCCATCGTAAAGCGTTTTAAAGTCGCTCTAGTGTCAAAATAGCTGTATGCCTGTTGGATTGTGGCGTTAATGTTCGAGCCAGCATCGCTTGTGGAATCCCAAAAACGCCCTACAAAACCATTTCCACCAAAGAAAATGTCGGCTTTTCCGTGTACTTCCCAACAATTAGCTGAAATACCTGTGAAATTAGCCCAAGACTTAGTAATTGTGTGCATTACATACTGCTGGATGCCATCAGTAGCAGGGATATTTAGAATTAACATATTCTGACTAGCGTAGTAATTTACTTGCCAGCCAAAGTTGTCATAGTAGCTAGTTGCAGCGTTAGATACCGCTTGATAAATCTTGTCTGTAATATTGACACGGGGGTCAAGACGGGAAGATTGCAAGGCAGAAGCAAGGGGTACAAGGCCATCTTGCGTTAATAACAGTAAATCGCCTGCATACTTAAAAAAGCAGCGTCTGTTAAAGGTTTGACCTAATTGATATACGCCTTTTAATGCAAATGTAGTCGCAGAAGTAGGGTCTGTGCCGTTATAAACGATTGCCTCGCCCATATTAGTAACAAAGACAGCGTAGTCATCTACACCTTGACCAGCGTCAATAGTCCATGTTCCCATCGCTTGCAAGAAACCGCCATTACGGGCAATTCCGCTTAAATCAAATGCGTTTGCTGCACCGCCAATAGAATTAACATCTAAGTACCATACCTTTAGCGTGTCTTTTTGAGTAAACCATAAGCGGTTTTTAAATAAATTGACATTAATAAAGGTTGAGGAATCTACTCCAGTAATACCAATGGTTGTGTATGTACCCATAACGGTTGCATTTCCGCTGGGCGCGGATGCCATCGTATAAGTAAAGGTCGTGGTATTAACAACGGTAATGACATAAGTGCCATTAAATTGAGTAGGCGTAGCACCTGTAATTGTTACTCTATTGCCTGTTACAAGCCCATGAGCCGATGCAGTAACAAGCGTAGCCGTTAAATTACCTGTACCGCCCCTAGTAATGCTACTAATAGTTTGGGCAGTTGTGGTTGTAGCGACCTTAAACCATGCGCTACCGTCATAAATCATAGTCGGATCAGAACCATTACAAGCTACTAAAAAATGACCACCAGTATTAGAAATATTAATGTGCTGAAACTTAGAATTAGTAAGTCCTGTAAATACAGAAGTTGCTGCACCTGAATTGGTTGAATCATAAATAACACCATTGGCTACGGCAAATAATTGCTCAGTAGTAGGTGCGCTATAGTTCATCAGCGAATAAACTTGCCCTGTAATTCCTGTGGAATATTGGCTGTATCCGTACCTTAATTGAACATCAGAAGGGGTAGGGAACATATTGGTTAAGGTCACCGCATCTAAGGGTGACATCTGTGCAATTGAATCCCTAGCGTTCCAGCCGCCAATAGGGGCAGCCATCGATGAGGTACTAGCTCTGCGTTGTTGAGCAGCCATAATTAACTACCGTAGCCAGTATCGGGAATGTTTGCGTATCCAATAAGGACTGCACTAGGTTGCGGAGCAAAGGACAGGTTAGCAGAACCCTTGTCGTTAGCTTTGGCAATGCTTAGATAGCGCATATAGTCCTGATTTAAGGAAGTTGTATCAAAAGACTTCACTTGAAAGTATTTAAGCTTTGTTGCTAATACGATAACGGTATTGTCTAGGACAGTCGTATCTGTATCGGCTTGAAAGCTATTTAATACTGCACCGCTAGAGCTTCTAACAAAGCCTTTAGAGCGATACTCAAAGCCTAAATATTCTTGGGTATTGTAAGGTGGCCAAATCTGAAACTCACCGCCTAGAATACGCCAGCGCACTCTTGGGCCAGTTGAAATATAACCTGATTTAAGCCATTGCCATTGCTGTGCATCTACTGGGCCAAGCATCTGCCAATGTTTTGTCTTGTCCCAATGGGTGTTATCAGTAATGGTTTCGTAATCAGTCGGCAGGTCATAAATAGTCTTACTAAATGTGACAGAACCGCCTATAGAAGTAGCAGAAGATTGTTGAGTTGTAGCTACAGTTGTTGCATTGGTTACAGAATCAATGTAAGTATCTTGGGGAATACTTGTCCCCACGATTGAGTAAGTATTGTCCAAACCCGCAGTCGTACCAACATTCGTTAAGCTTTGAGTGCCAATGGTCGTATCGCAGGTTGTGGTTATTGCTTGTGTATAAAACCGATATTCCAGTTCTAAAGCCTGCCAATCGTACTCCTTTACCAAATCATACCCAGCACGGTTCATCAAAGCCAAGATTTGTTGCACATCTTGACTAGGGTTACCAATTACATAGGAAGGAATGGGTAAATTCAGTTCAGCGGTTGTTTGCTGGACTAATTGGAGTAGATTGTATGACATATTTAGGCTTCCTCTGTGGCTACCGTTTTTGCTTTACGGGGTTTCTTTTCACCAACAGCGGCAAGTATAGTGGCCATCTGCTCTTGCATCAGGGCCATCTTCGCATCTGTATCTTGTTTCATTTTAGCAGTTTCTAGTTCCTTTTTGGCAAGTTCTTGTTTTAATTCGTTAATTTCTTGCTCTCGCTTGTCAGATTCTGCTGATGCTGTGGCTAGATTTAAAAATGCCTTTGCTTTATCTCTAAACGCATAAGGGGACATTCCTGCTGACATTCCCATACGCTGAAGTTGCTGATCTGAAGCATTAGCAATTGCGTCTACAGTATGGAATTTCATGCCCCGCAGTTCTTCCGCTTGGGATTTAGATACTAATGGCCATTCCGATAGGGGAGTGCCTTCGTAGCCTTGATCTTCTGAACCTAATTGGTTTTGGTATTTAGCCCAATGTAGCGGAAAGCGGTTTTTATGCTGTTCTAGGACATAAGTGTCAATTTCAGTAAGGGTATCGCCAGCTACACAAATATGGACAAAATCAAACTCTTTAAAGATTGGTCTGCCAGCTTCATTTGAAGCATCTTCTTGTTTTACGGCTTTTTTATAAAAGCGTACTTGTAACCGTGCATCTGCGCCCTGCTCATCTGATGGAAGTGCCATTTTTAAATCTCCTCAAGGTATTAAGGTAAAAAAGTTAAACAAAAAAAGGGCTACCCTTGTGAGGTAACCCTTCGTTTTTACTACAAATTACTATTAAACACTAGCCTTGCTAAACCAGCCATAATCGCCTGATGCCATAGACGCACCTGACAAGTATGTACCTGCACCCAAAGTTGCTTGGAATGTAGATGCGTTGATTACGCAGGTAGCGGTTGAAACGCCAATTGCTACTGCTGCTTGAGCAAACACATAACGAAAGCCGTCAGAACCGAACACTTCAGCACCAGTAGGGCCAAAAGTTGCAATTGCTGTACCAGCAGAGTTAGGGTTTGTATTAGCTGTATTGTAAAGATCAATACCAGCTAAAGGGGTAATGGTATATGCCATGATATATTTCCTTTCTAATCAATGGATTAAGATGTCAATACGCCTTGTAGGAATGAGTTGGAGCAAGTTAAGTTGCCAGCCCAGCCATACAATTTGACGATTGCATCTTGGTTAATAGATTGACGCTCACCACCGATAGGAACGAAATTACGCTCTTTGTGTGGGCGGAAGAAAATGTAGTTTGTGTTTAGCAAATACATATATGTTGCGTTCTCTTGTGCGCCATAACCGCCACCCAAGATCACATCAGCAGACATACCGCCACCGTAGAATTTCAATGATGCAAAACCAGCAGCACCTTCTTCTACACCTGCAATACGCTGAATAGCCTGTAAAGACTGAACATAGTAAGAGTAGAAAGTGTTACCAGCAACGATTGTGTCTACTTTATCAGTACCACGAACCGATTTGATTGCAGCATCAGTCATCTTAGCTTGGATGTTAGCGTAACCAGTTACACCAGTAGTTGCTTGGTTCTGCCAAAAAGTCCAGTTAGCTCTCGAAATTCCCCCGTATGTACCGCTAGTTGGAGAAGTAGAAACTGCTGCTGCCAAACCAGTAATGTTTTTACCGCCATTACCTGTACCGTCACCATAGATGTCAGTAGAGATACGGTTTAACAAACGGGCTTCTGATACTTGCATACGACCATCTAACAAATCGATGATTGCTTCTTTGCTGCTGTTCTGCAACATTTCTAAACCACTCATTGTTACGCTATCAGCGTACTGAGTAATAGAGAATTGAGCCGCAGAGATAGGGCTATCAGGGGTGATATTCAATACTTCATAACCGCTATACGAGTTAGCGTTATTTGTATTTGGATCGTTGTACATAATTTCTTGGCAAGATTGTTACGAACCGATCTAGTTCGGTGTGGTCATTTCTGCCACACTCTTGGACTTAATTAACATCAAGTTATATCCAAGTTCAGACTATCGCTCCATCCGTTTCGGATGCCTTCTCACTTAGTCGTTCAGGCTGCTTTCGCTTGCCCCCTGTTGTCCCCTTCGGGAGTTCCAAGTCAATCAGAGAAGGTTCTCACATCTACATTCGACTGTAGAGTGACCCCATTGTTAGTTAAGGATTACATTTCCGCCTGAGAACGGTTGAACATTTCCTTTAGCTTGTAAACGCTGTAGGATCGCATTGTTTTGTGTTAAGTTATCAGCCAATACTCCGCTACGACTTTGAATGGTGGTAGCGATAATATCGGTGATTGCTGAGTTAGCAAATGCCATGATATTTCCTTTATTAAGTTAAGTTAAACCCGACCACTCTCTGCTTCCGACAATTGAGCCAGTAACACAGAGCGTCTATCCTTTGCATCTGTCTTAGACACTTGCCCGCTAGGAGTAGAGGACTTTGGACTAACAGCAGTTGCTTTAGCTTTAGCTACTTGTTGTGCCTTAGATGCTTGATTACCCGCTGATCTCAGGAGTTTGTCCTGTTCAAGCTTGTAAGCTTCATCGTTCATACGCACAGCTTTTGCATAAGCCGTTTCTAGATCGTTGGCTAAACCTCGCTCAAGTAATTGAGCCATATCTTCCCGAACCATCTCAAAGTGCGGAAACCGCTCTTTGTTGCTACTTACCCGACTGATTTCTGAGGTCAATCGTGCATTTTCTTCTTGATCCCGTATCGCTGACAGTTGCTGAACTTGTTGCTGGGTAGCTTGAAGTTGTTGCATTAACTGTTGTTGATAAGGGTCTACATACGCCTGTTCAGGTGCTTGTAGTGAATCTTGATTTAATTGTATTCCATAATCCGCTGCAAGTCTATGAAACATCTGCACTTTTTGGTCATACGGTGCTTTTGTCAGCATCATGTGAGCACGGCCAAGATTATTAATCCAAGCTACGGGATGGATTCCTTGTTGCTGCAATTCAGGAACGAATGGCCCAATAGCCTGTGTTAATTGCCTTGCATTGTCAGCTTCTGCCTTATAAGCGGATACGCCACGCTTGTATTCGGCTTCACGCTGGTTGGCATATTCAGCAAACTTGGTAAATTCTTCTTTCTTTAAAGGTTCACCCTTTTCCATTTTGTTCCAAACTTCTACATACTCTTTTTTCCATGTAGTAGGTCTTTGAGCTTTAACTTCTTCTTCAGGCTCATTACTAACTTCTGCCACAGGCTCGGATTCCTCAACGGGATCGTCTTGGCTACTGGTTTCATCGGACTTAGACTTGAAACGACCCTTTTCGTCACGATCATTGCTTTCTTCTTCTTCTCTTGAATTTTCGGCTTGGATAGGGTCATCATTTACTTCAATTTCCTTTTCAATAGGGGCTTCTAAAGTACCTTCTTCGGCTTGTTCTAAAGCTGCTTCTAACACTTCTCTACGGTCATCGCTCATTTAATGCTCCTATCTGTAATTAAGTTTTTGGTACGCAATTTCGGCTATTTGACGCTTTCTAGCTTCGTTATCTCTAGTGCTAAATTCGACTTTCTTATGTTCGGTAGGGACATCGTTGCCTATTTCGACACAGCCATTGCGCTTGAGGTTTTCCCGATGCTTAGAACGGCTATCAATCCATGAGCCATCAGCCATAGATATATGGCCTTCAATGTCAGAAATAATCGTGGGTGCTACCCTAGACTTCATAGCGACCTTATCTAACCAAGATGCTTTGGCTGCTTCCTCGCCAATTGTCGGTGTCCACCACTCAAGAAAAAACTCCTCATCTGATTGTTTAGATTTGACGTGGTTGCTTTCACTCCATCCGCAATTAGGGCAGGCCATTACATTCTCCTTATAAGGTCAGGGATTTGGTCATATTCATTAGGTCGCAAACACACTACGCTGTCATACCATTTAGCGTTTTTCCACCGCCAGCAGACAAATTCTTCTTTGGGTAGCAAAACAATGGTTTTAACGCCCAAAGCACCAGCAAGATGAGCCGTTCCCGTGTCTACGGTAACAATGCCCTTCATAGCCTTCATGTGGGCAGCGGTTTGTACCCAATTTTGTTTCCATCCGTCATTAGGAAGTGGGTGAAATAAGCCGTCAGAACTAGGATTTAAGCTATAAGCGTCATCCCCGACCAGTTCTGCCATGTGGCGGTAGTCAATAGACTTGATGTAATACAAAGTTTGCTTGGATGCTTCCCAATTTACCCCGATTTTTGGTGGAATATTGCTAGGAATAGCGTGTAAATAACCTTCTGAACCAACTATTTTGTTTTTAGTTACTGGGAACAGAGATTTAACAAGGGGATGGGCTAGTGAAATATAGTACGGAAGCGACATAGAGCCGATCCAATAATCAGATTCATTGGAAATACCCTCTAATCCGTTGCTAAACACATCTACAGCGTGAATTTGACCTAATAAGTGGTGCAATGTACCTTCTTGCAAAACAACAACTCTAGATGCCCCTAAAGCCTTTAAAGCAGGTAAGAATCTAGCAAACATCAAGATGTCACCAAAGCCTTGTTCCATCTGTACGGTGATCGATTTGCCCATCAAAGGTTCACCTCTCCATACAGGCATTTTTAAAGCTGGTGCATAAGGAACGGCTTGCTTGGCAACAATTTCAGGATGCCATCGATACTCAAACAATCTAAAGCCAGCCTCGTATCTGCCAGCGTGTAAATGCTCGTAGGCTAGTTTGTACTGTGCGTCTGCGCTTAATGTAGAAGTATTAATACGGATTCCTCATCGTCTAGTTCCTCTAGGCGTTTGGCTTCCATATATATCAGTTGCTCTTGTATAAGAGTTTGCTGTTTTCTGTAAGCTACTGCCGCAAGGATGTTGTCCTTTTGTCTTTCAAGGTAGCTTATAGACCGTTGTAAATCTTCTGTTGCAGCTAACGGTATATCAGCTTTAACCTCTTGTTTTGATTGTACTTTAGTTTGCTTAACTTTTGCAACAGGTGATACTAGATCACGGATGCCTTGCTTACGGGCAGCGTTGTCATCTTTAATTGCTTTTTCTAATAAGCGTTGGCGAGCCTCGATCTTTTTAGTGAGTCTTTGTGCTCGTAGCCATTCTTCCCTAGTAAATCCATCGCCACCAATTTGCCCCGTTGGGGTAGGTGGTGGTATATAGATTTGGAACGCATTTACTTGAAACGCATTGGATTGAAAAGCCGTTGAAAACATTACTCAGCTAACTCCTCTGCTGTAGGTCTAGTTAAGGTAGGATGTTCCCATTTACCAATAAAATCACCTTTTTGGTTATCAGTCATTTGTTATTATTAACTTTCGGATATTTTTCTTTAACTGCCTTACAAGCATTAATATAAGAATTTATTTGGTCTTGATCACCTTTTACAACACCATCTAAATAATCTAAAAAGTTAGGGTATTCTGACTGTCGTTTTTCAGCATAAGTTAATAAATTAAATTCTTGTTGGCTTTTAATTTTAACTAAAGCGTCTGCTTCTTCCTGTGTAATAGAAGTTTTATTTTCTATTAAATGGTCTTGTGAACCATCTAATTCGTAAGCAAAAACAGTATTTTCAGAGTCTTTATATAGTTTCATTTTCTACCTTAATTCAGACCAGTAAACAATAGAAGGACTACCACCAGTAGTAGCTATAGCATAGGTTTGACTATTTTGAACAACGAATGAAAGTAATTCGTTGCTGTATGAAGCATTTGATACTTGTGGTTGTGCAAAAGTTGTGCCAGCAATATTAATATTAAATGTTGAACTACCGCCAGCCATTGTTATCATCACAAATATTGGATAACCAGTAGAATTAGTATAAGTTGTTCCTACTGCTCTGCTGGCAGTTACATCTGTCCATGTTTGTCCAATACCAAGAGCATGAGAAACTGTATTTGCATTGCCTGTACAAGAGCCTGAACTACCTGTTGTATTCTGATTTAATGTTGGAAATGTACAGTTAGCTAGGTTTCCAGAAGTCGGTGTTCCTAATACAGGAGTAACCAAAGTTGGTGAAGTGCTTAAAACATTATTACCAGAACCTGTTGTTGCAGTTGCTCCAGTACCACCGTTTGCTACTGGCAAAGCTCCAGTTGCTTGATTAACAGGAACAGAAGTTGCATTTGTAAGAACTATTGCAGAAGGTGTGCCTAAAGCTGGAGTTACTAAAGTAGGACTTGTAGCTAAAACTACGCTTCCGCTACCAGTAGAACTTGTATAAGTTGGAGCAGTTGCTACGCCAGCTACACCAGTAGAAGTTAAAAATTGCGGAGTAGTTGTGGTATTACCAGCTAAAAATGTTGTTGAACCTGAAAGCAATTGATAGGGAACAGAACCTAATGCACCGCCAGACAAATTTGTGGCAGTAGAAGCTGATACAGAAGCCCAAGTACCATCACCACGCCAATAAGTAGAGGATGAAGCAGAAGTTCCACTATTAAGGTTATTAACCGATAAATTACCAGTAATATTTGATGCTGTACCAGTTGTATTTTGATTAAGAGTAGGAAAATCAGCAGCAACAGCAATAGTCAAAGCACCAGTTGTAGTTGTGCTTTTTAATATTCCTGTACCTAATGCTGAAGTTCCTGCTGAGTAATCTGTACCAGCAGTTGCAGCAGAAATAGCCGTTGCGTTACCTTTTAATACGCCTGTAATGCTTGTGCTGATAGTAATTGCTGGGGTTGTTGTGGCTGTAGCTACAGTTCCAGCAAAACCATTGGCTGACACTACTGAAGCTGAAGTTACTGTTCCTGAACCTTTACCGTTAAATGTAGTCCAGTCTGTGCTTGTAAGGTAACCGCTGACAGAAGTTGTAGCAGCAGGCATAGAAATAGCGGGGGTATTACCGCCTGAAGATACGACAGGGCTTGTGCCAGTTACGCTTGTTACAGTTCCTACTGAAATTGAACCACCAAGACTTGTGCTTGTACCGTTAATAGTAATAGCTGAATTTGTAAGGCTTGCATTGCCAATATTGCTTAAAGTATTTGTAGACCCTGAAATAGACTTATTGGTAAAAGTATCTGTTGTTGCTTTTCCAACCAAAGTATCTGTAGCATCAGGTAATGTCAAAGTCCTATCTACGGTTTGACTTGTTGAAAGCATGGTTCTAGTGTTAGTAGTACCGCCATCAGGGTTAAACATAAACCGTTTAGTGCTATCTACACCGCCTTGAACATTGACATAACCACTAGCACCTTTAGGGGCTAAATGAATACCAATGCTTGTATCTGTACCTGTTGCTGATATATGAACAGGATTGCCAGTTGCAGCGTTTTCTATGGTTACTTGATTAACTGCACTTGCAATAGCTGAAAACTTTAATTCAGCGTTTCCATTGGCATCGTTAATTTGTGCTATTACTGGGGTAACAATAGTAGGGCTGCCACTCAATACTACATTTGTAGTGCCTGTAGAGGTTGTTACTCCCGTACCACCATTGAGCACGGGCAAAGCAGTCCCCGAATAAGTAATGGCTAAAGTACCACTTGTAGTAATTGGGCTACCAGCAATAGAAAAAACAGAAGGTACTGTTGCTGCAACGCTAGTTACTGAACCGTTACCTTTGTTATTAAATGTAGTCCAATCCGTAGAAGTCAAATAACCACTTACAGAAGTAGTTGCCGCTGGCATAGATATAGCAGGAGTATTGCCACCACTTGAAACTACTGGACTTGTTCCTGTAACGCTAGTAACAGTACCACCGCTAGATGGGCTAGTGTTTGTGATTGTAAAGTTAGGGTAAGTACCGCTGGTTAAAATCCCAGTACCCGCTGTCAAAACTACGGTTTGGTCAGGAGCAGTATTGGTAATATTTAAAGTGCCGCTGGTAGTAATAGGGCTGCCAGTTACAGAAATACCCGTTCCAGCAGTTGCCGCCACAGAGGTAACCGTTCCTAATGGGTTTGCTGCCCAAGAAGAATTAGTGCCATCCGTTGTCAGGTATTTACCTGTATTGCCTGTTTGACTAGGAGCAAGGGCATTAAAAGCGTCTGTTGCTGTAGCCTGACCAGTACCACCATTGGCTACAGGGACAGTTCCTACTAAATCATGCGAATCGTTCCAGTTAGACGGCTGGACAATCGTAGGATCGCCAGCGTCAGGAATGGCACTTACAAACTTATGCTTGACTGTAATAGCCATATTATTGAACTCCGATTATTTTACCGTCTTGTCCCCGTACTACCTGTTTAGGTCTATTGTGGTTTTCGTTGATGGTATTTACCAAGTCAGTTAAGGCTAATGTCATTTGGGCATTGCCTTGTCCAATAGCGTCTGCGATAGGTTGCATAGGGTGTTGCATGGATTGTGCCATAGCTTCTTCAGATAAATAAGCTTGCTCACCACTAGATTCATCAGAGCCAATACGGGCAACTTCGATCTTCGCACCGTTGTTGATGTGAGCTAACAAGACCTGAGTATTGCGCTCTGTATTCATCTTCATCTGTGCTACTTTCATATCCATTTCGGCTTGCTGACGGTTACGCTGATCTTCTAATTGGAATTTAAGCTGGTTCTCTTGGGCCTGATACTCTTGCTTGGCTTTCTCAAGTTCCATCTGCATCTGCATCTTTTGTTGCTCAAACTGCATATCTTGTTGTGCTTGCGCTTGTGCAGCCTGCATCTTAGCCTGCTCCAATTGCATAGTCATCTGCATTTTTTGCATCTCAGGTGTAGGCGGTTTAGGCTGACCCTCATTAGCTTTGGCTTGCTGACGGAATTTATCAGCAGTTTCGTCAATGATTCCCTCAAGTCCTTTGCCTGCTTTAAATGCTGTTACGGCAAATTTAAGCATCTCCATGAGCATTGGTGTCATCTCAGGTACTTGCGTAGCCAATGGTACGGCTTGCTGGAAGAATCCACCCATAGCTTGTAAGAACTCCATACGATTTTGCTTTTCAGCCTGCTCGTCTTGGAAGATCATTGAATCGCTAGTAACCTCAACACGGAAATTCTTGGCACATTCGTCACGCAATAAGGCTAAAGCTTGTGGGATATATTGTTTATCCGTATCGCTTAGTTGCATTGCACCACTAATCTTAATGATGGTGTCATCAGTAAAATGGTTACAAATGATCTGCGCTTTGATCGATAGTATTTCTGTGGCAAAGTCTACAACTGCGTGTTGCATAGTTTTTAAACGACCAGCAGCATTGTTAGATTTAATGATCTGTGCGCCTAAAGTTTCGTTAGGGTCAGTCTGTCCACGCTGAATATCAGCGATACCCATAATCTCGTAGATTTGACCTTTAACTTGCTCCATAGCCTGATAAGCCATCTGCAAAGCTGCTGCGATTGGGGCAATATCTACAAGGTTAATAGCCCCTTGCATACCCTGTTTTTCAGCAAATGCACCCCAGTTCTTAACTGGAATAAGGGTGTTGTTCTCTCCTTCAGAAAATAGTCTTGCAAGGCTTGGTTCAGCAGCGTCATAAACTCCCCGAACTTTCAGGGCTTGAATAAATCCATCGATGCGGTCAGCCAATGTATCTAGTTGTCTTGCTTGGTCTTGGTAAAGCACAAAGTCAGGGATAGGCTCAAGCTTATCGCTAGTCAATGTGGCATATAAAGGTTTAGGGCATGGCCAAAAGTTTTCTAACTCTAGTGGGTCAGGTCTGACATCAAGGATTTCACCCATTGATTTAGATAGCCAAATGACATCACCGCTAGTCTTACACCATATCTCGTATACACAAGCTTCGGATGCGCCTTCGCCCATCTTCTCGTTGTAAGTCTTTGAATTGTCAGGCTTTGTATCTAATGGAATACGCCCACCTAATTCTTCGCCAAAGCGTTCAACAAGGGCAGGTCTACCCATATAGACTTTACGCCATACTGCGGTTACTTCTTCCCATGTACGACCAATAGTATGACCAAAGTCACGCCAGTAAACATAATCAACAGGGGCGCACTCATACTCAATACGCTCTTGATCTTCTTGATGGATGCCACCTTCGGTTTCTGCTTCATCTATATTGCTAGTAACTTCAAAACCATCTTCAGGTACATCAGCACCTTCCATCTCATCTTCTTTAGCTTTACCAACGATGTGTGGCTCATAACGAACCCAGCTAGTACCACGCCCACCAAGTAAGCGATCTTGTACCGATTGGTTCATAGCGGACTTGTAATCACCGTAATGGGTAATCTCGTAGTCCAATGCTCTTTCAAGCATCATTGACGCTACACGGGCTATTGGATCATTGTCACGAAACCTGCGGCTGACATCAGGGCGTGGAAGTCTTGCAAAGATAGCTGGGGTAATGGTTTGTACATTGCTCCATAGGATATTGAACTTAGCATTAGGGTTGTTCCTAGTGCGGCTGTCATCCCTAAATCGTTTAATGATTCTATCTGTACGGCCTTCCCACTCTTTGTAGCTACGCTCATAACTTGCTATACAAGTGTACCAATCGGTATATGTATGATCCATAGTAAATCCTTAAGTGAAATTGCCTACAGCAAATACTGTTGCGCCTGCGCCAGTAGTAATTTTCCAAGCCCCGCTTACTGATACAGCACCAATATCAATGTTATATACGCCAATTGGAGTGCTTGCAGCAACTAATGGATAAGATGTTGCACCATCTAAAAGTGATACTGTGCCTGTAAGAGAAACGCTTACGGTAATGATTAAACGCTGTAATGTATCTCCTACACCACCAGTAACGCCTAAAACTTGAGCAGTCTGTGATGCCGCTACGGTTTCGTAGAATGTGCCAAATGGTTGATTTACGCCTGACATGATTAAATCCTTTTAAAAGTTGATTTGGGGGTTTGTTTCCATAATTCGTTTAGGCTGACATCGGTTTGACCGACATGAAGTCCTTTGATGCGGTCATCTTTAAGGATAGGGCTATCCTCATCTTTCCATACGATTGATAGATAACGGAAAGCATCAGCAGAGTGACTTGTCCAATCGTGTTTGGGGCGATCCCGAAATACTTTCTTATCATCATCCCATTCCCTTTGATATTGACGTAAACATTCGATACCTTCTTCGCATCTATTATCAAACCAAGTGCGAGTTAATGCAAGCCTTGATGCTTGTATTCCATCCTGAAGTGATAGGTTTGGAACAATTTTAAGATGTTTTATGTCAATTTTTGTCGCAAATTGTTCGATTATGCTCTTGCCACCACTAGCCATAGTTTTTGCTCTAGCGTCATGGGGTAGGTAATGGTAGCCATATTTATACCCAAACTCATCTTCTTTTTGGGCAATCAATCCTGTATAGAATGGTACAGCCTGACCGTTAGATGAATGGTGATCTAGCACCCGTATTTCCCCGTACACCACCTGAAACCACCAAATAGATGTGGAATCATTAAATCCCAAATCCCAAGCAGTATGGCAAGGGAACATAGGATCGTAATCAACGGTAGTAATACGCTCCATATCCGTGATCCTACGCATCTCTTGTCCATAGTACGCTCCAATAATGGCTGCCTCAAATGAGCATAAGAACTCTTGCTCGTACTGATTATCGGACATAGACCGCTGGGCATCTAGTAATTCAGATTCAAGCAATAACCCTGACTGATCTGCCCTTAGTGTCTTGGAATACCAATCAGGATTGTTTTGAGCACTTTTATAGATGTCATAGAATACATTGTGCCCACGGGGAGTCCCTATAAAAACGGCATACCCGTTCCGATCGGCCAAAGCGGGACGAATTATTTCTCCCCATACACGGGGTTTCATATCAGCAAATTCGTCAAGGACGATACCGTCAATATAGTTTCCACGAAGCGTATCAGGAGCATCAGCCCCAAATAAGCGAATCTTAGCCCCATTGTGCAGTTGCACCCATAATTCTGATTGATTAACTTTTTCTAGTGCAGGTGCAGCAAAGCGTAAAAGGTAATCCCAAGCTACTGATTTAGCCTGTGAGTAAAGTGGGCAAAGGTAAAAGTACCTGCCATCAGGCTTACCTTCTCTGATTGCCCGTTTGATTAGGTCATTGATACTGGCTACAGTCTTTCCTGCCCTGCGGTGACAGACTAGGACTGCCCAGCGTTGTTTACGCTTATGGAAATCTTTAAATGCATCCCTGACCTTGTATTCAAACTCATGTACTACTTCACTCATCTTGCCATTTGTAGATGTGAGTTATAGGTGCGGTAGCATCACCAGCGTGTTCTGTTCTAGCTAACTTAGGCACATGGTACTCAGCTACTTGCATAAAGCAATCAAAAGCGACTTTAGGGCCAAGCTTTTCATTCATAGCGATCTCGTCAAGCCATTGTTGGAGTTTGTCTGCGTTACCATCCACGAACTTAGCGATCGCCTCTCTAGCGAGGGCTGTGGACTTATTAGGCGTACCTACAGAGCGACCCCCTGTCTTACTTCTAGTTTTATCTACTTTAGATTCCATACCTTATCCAAGTGGTTGATTAAGATAACTTAATTGTAGCTGATTTATTCGTTGTAACCAAATTCGTATGGATAGCCTTCAGAAGATAATGCACTTGCTTTAACTTTTTTAGATATAAGCTCGTAATCACCGTTCAAAGTATTTTCGCCATGATTTTTGGCATAAGTTCTACTTGTAGTAACCCAATCTCCTTGATTTAAGTCTTTTACACCTTTAGGTACTGCTCTATATATTTCTACCATGCGATCAGGATTTCCCTTGGCTCTATATGCAGCAGAAAACCATTCTGAATCAATTTTTGGATCGCCAATACCATATAAACGAATACCTTTTGAACCATAAACATCTTCAGGCATTATTGTTCCAAGATTATCTAAAGTTCCACCATATTCTTTAGCATTTGGGGCTACATGAGAACCACGATATTCATTTGGATCGGTGGCGTAATGTAGTCCACCAGTTTTAGCCATGTAATTTTCAACCATTTGCGCTGCTTTTGGTGCGCCAGCCCTTAATGCCATCGCATAAGCTGGAACTGCCATAGCACCAATACCTACAGCTTCACCTGTATTCTTACCTTGTGCATAAGCATCATAATTAGGGTCTGTAATTGGGTTTTTGGGTTGCATGGAATCTGCACCCGTAGCACCCTCAAGGAATCCAGTAGCGTAACCTGCTTGGCGTGGCTTTGTTAAGCCAATTTGCATTTGTGGATAACCTGTATAAGCTTGTTCCCCATCATTTAGACGAAGAAAATCAGCAAGCTTATCAGTCCAAGACATTTACTTAACTTCTTTATCCAAGTCTTTCAACTTGTTAGCAATCATCTTCCTACGGGCTATGCGGTCAGCTTGTTGTTTTTCAAAGGTAGTTTCTTTATGCTCACGCAACATAGCATTTTCTTTTGGGTATTTACGATCCATGTGTTTCATTCTTTTTCGCCAATGTACTTGTCATATTGAGATTCAAGCTTGGCTTTACGGCTGCCTTTAGCGTATTCACGCTCAGTATTGAGGGCAATAGCAACTGCTTGCTTTTTAGGGCGGCCAGCTTTTTCTTCGGCTTTGATGTTTTTACCGACTGATTCGGCTGATCCTGATTTATCGAGTGGCATATTAACCTTTGAATTTAAGTAGGTAGATGGTGGTATCGATCTCTTGGGCGATGTTATCGATTAGCTGAACGATCTCTGAATCCATCGGCAGATCGGCTCTAGCGTCTTTTACAAAAGATTGTAAGGATTGTAGGTATGCCAGCGGTTCTTTAGGTTGGTGATAAGTAGCAGGAAACTGGGTGATTTGACCGTATATACCAAAGTAGCACTCGGCCAACTGGTCTGTCAAATCAATAATATTGGAATAAAATTTTCCAAGGGTTTTGTGTTTTGCGTAAGATTTGGTAGCCCAATGAAAAAAATGTGTATTTGTGCCTGAATGTAGCAATGTTGCTAGAAATAAAGCCATTGATTTTTCCATAAAACGCTCCTTTTGCGTTATTTTATAACACTTTTCTTGTAATTCCTAATGCTCTTATTGCTGCTTCAACACTATCTACACGGCTAATTGCGCCACCTTTCCACTTGCCTAAAAAGTCTAATTGGTCAGGTGTAAATTTTGCTTTGGCATCTCGCTTAATTTCCATTAAGACTGTTTCATTTGCATAACCCACCAAAAGGTCAGGGCATCCATGCTTCATTGCCGCTAAAGAAACAACAGTAGCCCCTGCTTCACGCAATGCTTTGACGATTTCTTTATGGTTAGTATCAATCCTAGCGTATGTCATTGATTTTCCATTAAAATAGATTAGTATTGGCTAACTTTACCATTATAAAGGTTATATATGGCTGGATTTTATCTGACGGATGAACAGTTTATAGATGAGTGGAAAAAAATAGGTTCACCACTATCTTTTGCCAAAATCCATGCCATGTCTGAAAGAGCAGTATATAACCGCAGACGATCAATAGAAACAAGACTTCAAATATCCCTTCCCAGCTTTAAAGATCAACGAGTAAACGATTATAAAAAGACAGAACAGACTGTTGGTAATACCCGTAGGGGTATGGAATTAGAAAAAGGTCGTGTCATCGTGTTTTCAGATGCCCACTTTTGGCCTGACCAAACTACTACAGCGTTTAAAGCGTTACTTGAAATGATTAAAGAATATAAGCCTACTGCCATTGTGTGTAATGGGGATGCGCTAGACGGGGCTTCAATTAGCAGATTTCCCCGTCAAGATTGGGGGGCGTTACCTACCGTTAAAGAAGAACTTGAAGCTTGTCAGCATTTTTTAGGTGAAATTGAAAGCGTGGCTAAAGGTGCTAAATTGTTTTGGCCTTTAGGTAATCACGATGCTAGGCTTGAAATGCGGATCATAGAGAACTTACCAGCCTTTGAGGGTATGAGGGGTACAACTTTGAAAGAATACTTCCCTGCGTGGCTTCCTTGCTGGTCATTTTGGGTTA